ATCTCATACACAGTCCAGCACTCGTTTGATGGGGTGGTCTGGTATGATCACCCCACCATCGCTGCACAGTCCACCAACAAGGACGGCAACTACGCCTATCCTGTTCTTATGCTGCGTCTGACTCAGGTCTCGGGTTCAGGCTCGGTAGTTCTAACCATCATACAGGCAGGATAACATGAGCATCGCAGGTGACGGCGTAGCAGGAGGCGGGGGCAGCTCTATGCTGGACCTCGCGCTACTGGCTACCAGTACTCCGGACTTTCAGAAGCGCATCCTGGAACTGGCTACGGCCAAGAAGGATGCTGAGAAGGCGTTCAACGACCTTAAGGTCGGTAAGGACGCTGCGGTAGTCTACGAACGCGCGTCGGCTAAAGAGGCCGAAGCCAAGGAAAAGCTGGTCGAGGCCAACGCAGAATATGAGCGTATTCTGGCCAAGGGAGCCGCTGATGCCAAAAGCACCTTGGACGGTGCCTACGCTAAGGCAGACGCCATTGTGGCTCGCGCCGAGGCTAAGGCCGCGAAACTAACCGAGGCCACTGAGACAGCTAACGCAGAGGCGGTTGCCGCTGCTGAGGAAGCCAAGGTTGACGCAAAGGCCCTGAAGGAAGAGCTTAGGGCAGTCAAATCAGAGCGGGCGGGGCTTGATGCCAAGTGTGTAGCTCTGGCAGGACAGGCTGCTGAAGTTGCTGCACGGGAGGAACAGCTCGCCAAAGTGGCAGAGAAACTCCGTAGCGCGTTGGGAGAACTGTAATGTCAAAGGGTGATACCTTCGAAAATGACCTGATGAAGCTCATTTTCCAAGCCACAGCGATTGCCAACATCGCGGATAACGCTTCATCCAGCCCACTGACCAGCCTGTATGTCAGCCTTCACACGGCTGACCCCGGCGAAACCGGCGTCCAGAACACCAGCGAGACTTCCTATACGGGTTACGCTCGGGTTGCTGTCGCGCGTACCGCTGGTGGGTTCACGGTGACCACCAACAGCGTCAGTCCTGCTGCCAACATTGACTTCGGTATCTGTACCTCAGGAACGCCTACCCTCACACACTTTGCCATCGGCGTAGCTTCCTCGGGCGCTACTAAGATTCTGTACAAGGGCACGGTGACCCCGAACATTGTGGTCGCTCCTGGAGTCACGCCTCGACTTACCACGGCGTCTACTATTACGGAAGACTAAAGGAGCTAGGCCGTGACCTGGAGCGTTGTCAGCCTAGGCACGGTCGTTACTGCAACGTCCGGCGACTGGGTAGGTGTCGAGCCTGCGGGCGCGGCGCAGAACGACCTACTCATTGCGTTCTTCACTGTTCGCGGTTCGGCGACGTTCACCCTTCCTTCAGGGTGGGCGATTGTCGGGACGCAACAGACCTCTGGTAATACGACGGTCAACGGAACAGGCTCGATCGCCGGGGCGGTCATGGCCTACATCGTCCGTGGCGGGTCTGCCCCAAGCTACACCTTCACGCGCACGGCTGGTGATCTGGCGTATGGCCGGGTGATCGCCTATCGCTCCAGCATTTCGGGATCACCAATATATCGCACTGGCGCGGGGCAGACTCTCGCTGCTGCCGCGACAGCCTGCGTCTTTACAGGAGTCACACCAAGCCAATATCAGACCCTCATCGTGCGGGGTCTTGCAGGCGCGCGTAACTCCACATGGTCCGCCATTGACGCGGGCAACTACCCTGTCACCAACGTGTCTGGTGCTACGGATACGACAACCGCGCCCACCTACGGGACTTGGATCGAGCGCTCTGACTCTGGCACCACATCTGGTGCTGACGGCTCGATGGGGCTTGCCGACATTCTCGATATCGGTATTGGCGCGACAGGTAACTTCACGGCTACCGCGTCTACCTCGGCGCGTCACGCGCACGTCTATGGCGTGTTCTCAGAGCCAGCGGAAACAGCCGCCACGGTCGCATGGGACCGGTCGACGGCGGCGGGCTCTAACGACATCGTCATTGATACCCAAGACCAGCGGACCTACCGTGGTATCACTGGATCGGGCGACCAGTTCTTCGGCATGGTCAAGGCCGCGCCAAGCCGCTCCATCGGCAAGAAGATGTTCACCTTCACGTATTCCGCCACCCCTGCGGTGGGCGATACGGCCGGATTAAGTAATTCGTCTTTCACTAACTCTGGCTATGTTGGATCGACGGCCAACGGTTTCGGCATACGAAACAGTGGTAACATCAACCAGAACTCCTCAACCCTGATCAATATCGGCGCGCTCGCCGCAGGGGTGCCAGTCTACGTCTATGTGGACCTGGATCTCAAACAAGTCTGGTTTAACCGAGCCTCGACGTGGTACCCGAACGACACCACAAGCGCGGGCACGACCTACACGGTCACGGGAGCGCTCTTCCCCACCTACACTCAAGAAGACTACCTAGGCGCAACGAAACTCACCATTGACGGAACCGCAGCTGGAGCCCCTTCTGCTACAGGGTTCAGTCCGTGGAGTGGGGAAACAATTGCCGCCGCTGGTGACAATTCCGCTGGTGTCGCCAGTTCCTCTGTCAAAGGCACCGGCATCATCGGTGGTGTCGGAGGGAACTGTACTGGCCTAGCCACAACCAGCATCGTAGGATCCACTGTACCTACTACAACCGACGGTGTCGCTGCCTCAGTCGGTGTAGCCACAACCACCATCGTAGGGGCTTGGAACTTCGCAGGTGTCGCTGCCTCAGCCGCTCTTGCCACAACGAGTGGGATTGGTGCCTGGAACTTCGCTGGCGTAGGTTCGACGACCGCTCTTGCCACAACCTCCATCGTAGGGGCTTGGAACTACGCCGCTGTCGCGGCTTCAGCCGGTGTTGCGTCGAGCAGTGTTATCGGGGCTTGGAACTACGCTAGTGTCGCGGCCAGCACTGGTCTAGCCACTACGAGCGGGGTTGGCGCTTGGAACTTCGCTGGTATATTCGTTTCGCTGGCGGAGGGCGTTGTCCTGGGGATAGGGGCGTCTAACTTCGCCGGGGTCTACAGCTCCACTGCCGTCGCCGTAACTGACGGCGTTGGTGACGCTATAGCCCCTGCCCAAGACGAAGGCGCAATGGCGTCGGCGGGCGTTGCTACAGTTTCAGGCATCGCCACTGCCACCTCAGAGGCTATCTACACGGTGACGGCAGTCGCCGCGACCAGCGGCATCGGGGTTAACGTGTTCTCTGGCGTAGGTTCGTCAAACGGTGTAGCGACTGCTGCGGCGACCGCCACCGCGAATGCTGCCGCAGTCTACGCATCCTCGGGTGTGGCTGCTGTCAATGGCGTAGGGGAGGATGCCAGCGCACCTGTCGGTGCGGAAACGTTCGGGGTTGGCGGTGAGGAGGTCGTAGACCTCTTTATACCTCCCCGCGTTGAAAGCATCAGCGGGCGAGTCACTGGGAGGACCACATGACTCGAAGCTGGTTGCTAGGATCAATTGGTGCTATGGTCGGTAGGGTCTGGATGTAAACATGGCATACGCTCTTGGGACACACGCTCTAGCGATATGTGAACGGTGCGGGTTCCAGATTAAATATCTGGATCTGGCCACCGAGTGGAACGGTGTCCGCGTATGCAGCGAGTGCTTTGAGGAAAAGCACCCCCAGCTAGAACCCTCCCCTGTAAAGGCTGATGCTGAGGCCCTCTACCAGCCCTCGCGCGAGCGCAAGATGGCTCTTGAGGTGTTCACCGGGCGCATCTTCCCACCGGTGGAGAACAACGTCTACGGCGCTTTGGCTCTGGTAGGCGAGGTCACCATCGACTTTACGTTGGTCCCTGTTTCGATAGCCTTCACGGTTTCATCTGAGGGCGGGACCGGTTCGGTGGGTGATGTTACGCTAACCGGGCTGTTGACCACTGTCGATGTCACTGGGGTCAGCGGCACAGGCGGTGTCGGGACGGTAACCGTCTCAGCCAGCTCCGGCGCTAACGTCAGCGTGAACGTCACTGGGCTCGCCGGTACAGGTTCGGTAGGCGACGTCACCGTAGTCGCCGAAGCCAACGTGGACCTGACAGGGGTCACGAGCACAGCCTCAATGGGCACGGTCACGGTCACCGGTATCGGCAACGTACCAGTCACCGGTCTCGCAGCGACGGGTTCGGTGGGCGATGCAGCAGTGGTCGGCAAGGCCAACGTCACAATCTCCGGTGCGGCTGGAGCCACCGCCTCGAACGGTACTACGACACAAACCTTCCCGGTCAGTGTATCGGTTACGGGCATCGCGGGCACAGGCGCGGTCGGTACCCAGACCAACCTCATCTACGGTGCCAACCTCGTCACCAACGGAGACGGTACGAACACCACCGGCTGGACTCCGTCTGCGAACGGTACCGTCACGGCGAACCAAGGTACCGGCTCAGGCCAGTTCCTGCTGACCAGCACGACCACCACGAACAATGTTACCTTCAGCCGTAACATCACCACAACGATTGGCCAGACCTACCAGATCAACGGCACCGTTCGTTGCGGGACTACCTTTGAGACCTACTTCGTGGCCTACGGCACCACTACGCTCACAACTGAGGGCACGACATCCACCAGCGACACTGCCGTTCAAGACACCTTCGTCGCCGACTCTACTTCTACAACCATCTTCTGCCAGATCGACACTCTGGGCATCAGCGGGCGGACGGGCTATTTCGATAACATTATAGTGAGGCTTAGAACAACATGACCGATGAAACTGATGCTGTGATCGGCGAGCTCAACGGCGTGAAAGTCGCTATGGCGGAACTGCGCGTGGAGGTGAGGCACCTTACCAGAAGCGTGGAGTACCTGTCAACCAAGCTGGATAGCGCCCCCAATGCTAAAGACATTGCGGCTCTGGATGTCAGGCTGACCAAGGTTGAGGCCAATTTGAGCAAAGCCGCGTGGGCCATTATCGGCGCTTGGGTCAGTGGGATTGGCGTGGTATTAACGTATATCATCAAGGCGATGTAAATGGCACTGTCAGGCAGCAAGACATTCGAGCTAGACGTATCCGAGTACATCGAGGAAGCCTTTGAACGGTGTGGCCTGGAGGTTCGGACCGGGTACGACATGCGTACCGCGCGCAGGTCCCTCAACCTGTTGTTCGCCGACTGGGCCAACCGTGGCCTCAACCGCTGGACGTGCGAAACGGTCATTGATACCCTACCCGCCGCAGACGGCGATCTGCCTCTAGGGGCCGACACCATCGACGTAATCAGCGTTGCCTCCCGCACTGGCACCCAGGATAGGGTGTTGACCCGCCTTAGCCGGGAAGACTACTTCGGTCTGCCTGACAAAACACAGTCCGGTGACCCCTCCCAGTTCTATGTGGACCGCACCATTGCACCGACCTTGAAGCTCTGGCCGGTGCCCTCGGCTGACGCCACTATCGTTTATGAGCGGCTGGCCCGTATCGACGACGTCAACTTCAGCTCCCAAACGGTCCAGGTGCCCTTCCGCTTCTACCCGGCTCTGGCCGCTGGTCTGGCCTATTACATCTCCCTCAAGCGGGCACCCGACCGTATCATGCTCCTGAAACAGGCGTACGAAGAAGAGTTCAAGCGGGCCATTGATGAAGATCGAGACCGCGCCAGCCTCCGCATTCTGCCGCCCAAAGGATACTCGAGGATCTAATGCCCTGGACATACACCACCCTTAAACAGATGATTCAGGACACCTGCGAATACGAGGAAGCCTCGTTCGTGGCCCACCTTGACGACTTCATCCGCATGGGTGAGGAGCGGCTGATGTACGCCGCCGAGCTGGAAGTCTTCCGCAAGAACGTCACCGGTACCATGACTGACGGTGATCGGTTCCTGCAAACCCCTACGGACTACCTGTCCCCGGTTTCGATGTCCATTGAAACCAACAGCAACGCCACCCATTTTGTCCTGAACAAGGACGTCGAGTTCGTGCAAGACTACGGCGCGGAGGGGACTCTGGGAATCCCCAAATACTATTCCCTATACAACATCACCACCTTCGTCCTGGCCCCCACGCCTGACGAGGCTTACGTGACTGAGCTACACTACTTCTACCGTCCCGAATCCATCGTCACGGCCAATACGACGTGGTTGGGGACCAATGCCGAACAGGCGCTCTTGTATGCCTGCCTGATTGAAGCCTATACCTATATGAAAGGTGAGGCCGATATCCTTGCTTCTTACGCTCAACGATTCAACGAAGCTGTGCTTCGCCTCAAAAACTTCGCCGAAGGGCGCGAAAACGTTGACTCTTTTAGAGAGGGTCTCGTTAGAACAAAGGCAACCTAATGTCGAACGGTGATTCTTTCGTCGGTAACGTGTATGTCCAGACCAGCAATAACGGTGGTCACCAGCCGGAATTCTGGGCCAAACGCGCAACGGACCATATCGTATATGTGTCTGAAAATGCTCATCCAGCGATACGCGATCAGGCTCTGGCCTTTCGTTCTCGCGTAGAAGCTGTTATTCTTCACTACATGCGGGAAGCCATCAAAAGCGACCGCTCAACTTTGCAACATAGGCTTAACCAGTCTGGCGAGACCGAGCTGGGTAAAGTCGTAAAGGATCTTTGAAATGGCTTTCACTGGTAACTTCATGTGCACGTCCTTCAAGAAGGAGCTTCTTGAGGGTGTTCACGATTTCCGCCTCACGGGTGGCGACACATTCAAAATCGCCATGTACACGAACTCGGCCAGCTTCACGGCTGCGACGACCGCGTACACCGCGACCAACGAAGTGACGGGCACGGCGTATGTCGCGGCTGGTAACACCCTGACTCGCATCGACCCCACCACGTCTTCGACCACGGCATACACCGACTTTGCTGACTCCACCTGGACCACGGCAACGGTGACGGCTCGTGGCGCGTTGATTTACAACACGACCCCGAACCACACCTACACCAACCCGACGGTTGTCGTTCTGGACTTCGGTTCGGACAAGACCGCTACGGCGGGTGACTTCACGGTGGTGTTCCCTACGGCTGACGCTTCTAACGCTATCATCCGTATCGCCTAAGCACCCTGAGAGGGGTGACCCATGGTCTGGACATTAGTAAGGGACGATGATACTGCTGCTGTAGCCAGCGGCAATATCACGGTCACTGTTCCGGCTGGTAATGTCGGCGATGTTGTCATCGCCAGCATTGCCTATCGCGGGAACGCGACCTTTACGGCCCCCGCCGGATGGACCATCCTCACTCAGCAATCTTCAGGTAATACTACCGCTGACGCCACAGGGTCTATCTCCAGCCTCTGTGTCGCGGCGGTTATTGACACCGGGTCTCTAGCCACCACGTTCACCCGAACCGGGGGCGACGTTGCTATCGCGCGCATTACGCGCTTGCGGTCCAGCATTTCTGGCACCCCGACGTTTTCTCTTGGCTCAGCGAGCACCTTGGCGGCGGCCTCGGTTACCCCCAGCACGACGGGCTTCAACATAAGCGGTGCTCAGCCTCTGCTGTTCACAGCTTGCTCGGGCGCACGTAACGTCACCTTCTCTGCGATAACAAGCAACTCGTATCCCATAAACTACCCCTCGGTTGGGTCAGTTGAATTTGCCTTCGACGTTTCTATCACCGATTACGGCCAGTGGCATCGACGCGCTTCAAGCGCCTCTACAACCGGCGCTGACGTAGCTTTGCAGACTGGGTACGTCCAGCATCCGGGGCTATCTGGGGCTGCGACAGGCGTCATGTCGATGACGACGACCTTGTCGGCGCGTCACGCGATGGCCGTGATCCAGTTGTACGAACCAACGCAGACCCCGGCGCAAGTTAGCTGGGATAAAGCTACTGCCATGGATCCCCAGGATTGGGTCATTGGCGGTGTCAGCACCCTTGCCAGACGGTGGGACAGCCTCACTGGTGTCTACTTCGCGTATACCAAGTCCCTCACCGGGTATTCAACCGGGAAGCGGGTGTTCAGGTTTGATGTAACTACTGCTCCGGCTGCTGCCGGTATGGGCTCGCTCGGCCTGAGTAACTCCTCGCTAACCACCTCCGAGATTTACCCCGGCGCTTCGGGCACCGGCATCTCGTGGCGCGATAACGGTAACGTACTCCACAATGCGCTGTCGGTAGCCTACATCGCCCCCTGGACAGCGGGGATGATCGGGTACATCTTGGTGGACCTGGACTCCAGCCCACGTCGGATGTGGATTTACTCGGCGGGCACGTATTATCCCGGGAACCCAGCGTCGGTAGCAGGCTGGGACATCAGCCTGATGACGGGTACGGTGTACCCGACGTTTGCCCTGTCCGATTACGCTATTACCCCGACCGTCACTATCGACGGTGCCGCTACAGGTCTGAGCCTACCTTCGGGCTTCTCCACGTGGCAAGTTACAGCCACTTCGGTAAACGTGACCGGGGCGAGCGCCACAGGCGCGGTCGGTACTCCCACCCTCGCGCTCGGCAGTACCCAGTTCCCGACAGGTGTGCAGGGCACGACAGGGCTCGGTGTGGTGGCCGCTGGCCACGTGACCCCCGCCTTTGTTGAAGGCCTCGGGATCACCGGCAGCGTCGGTACCGCTTATGCCACCGCTCCGCTTCTGGTACCTGTCACTGGTGTTCTAGCTACGGGCGGTGTCGGCACCATCGTATCTGGTGGTCAATCGGTAACCACTGTCCTTGTACGAGGTGTGCAGGGCATCGGCAATACGGAATACGCTGCCGCCGATTATGGCAACAACAGCATCGTCCCTTCGCAGTATAATCAGGCGCGGGCATTTACGGACTCTGTACGATTCGGCAAGCAGGGCGGGAACTACTATTCCTTCAACCAACAGGGCATGAAGACCTGGAGCTTCGGTTCCACAAACAACCGAGTCATCCGTACTGAAGTTCGTCAGGGCGACGTTCTGAGCTACACCGGCTACTCTGACCCGCCGTCCAGCGAGCGCGCGGAGACGGTGCTCAACACCCCCCGGTTCCCGGATGAGCAGGAAATCCTCATCCGGTTCAACTTCATACTGGACGCTGCCAGCCCGGTCATCAACTCGGGATGGCTGGTGTTCATCCAGTTGCACTCGAACAACGGCTCTTCCCCGCCCATGGAGCTTGCGTTCCAGGGCAATGACCGCATGACCGTTATCCAGATGCGCGGTACGAGTAGCAGCCAGATCGCCATCCCGGGCGCGTACACCTCGCCGTCGAACCTCATCCGTGGGAAAACGTACAAGTGCATCATGCACGTGAAGTTCAGCAGCGCTGGCTTCAACCGCGTCTATCTGGATGGTGCGCTGGTCAACAATATGTCCGGCGACATCGGCTTCAGCGACCAGTTTGAAAGCTATCTGCGGTTCGGTATCTATCGGGCCACCAGCGCCCAGACGCAAATTATCCACCACGGTGACATGCAGATTCGCTCGGGTGGCGTCAATCAGGTCACTGTGCTGACCGGGCGGTTCGGTACAGGTCAGGTCGGTGGCGTGACTATTCGCTTCCCCTTAGCCCCCGTCACGGGCGTGGTTGGCACGACCTCTGTCGGTAACGTCACCACGGCATCGGCCAACCGCCTGACGCAAACTGGTGTCAGCGCAATCGGCGCGGTCGGTACGGCTCTAGCCACTACTCGCGGCACGGCTTCTCCCACCGGTGTGAGCGCCACCACCCAGATCGGCATAGTCGGTATCGCTGTTACAGTCACCCCCGCCGTCATCATTGGCCTAACCTCCTTCCAGGTGCAGGGCAGTGTCGGTACAGTAACGATCATCAATAATCTGACCACGGCAGCGACGGTTACCGGCCTGTCCGCGACAGGCGCAACCGCAGCCGTCAGCACTGCTATCGACGTTGAAAATCAGGAGACCGTTTCAGTAACAGGGGTCTTCGCGACCGGCATGGTGGGTACCAGACACGTCATAAGAGGCTCGGGCTGGTTTAACATTACAGTTCCTGTTACAACCATATGGACAGAGATTTCAGGGTAGGTCATGGCCAGTACATTCTCAACTCACCTACGCTTAGACATGATGGCAACTGGCGACCGAGCCGGTTCCTGGAGCTTGACGAACAACCTGAACCTCGGCACATTGATCGAGCAGGCTATTGTCGGGTACACCACCGTCCCAATTACTGACGGAGCGGACACCACCATCGCCCTTAGCGACGGTGCCACCTCTGCTGCCCGTCACTATGTGCTGGAGCTAACGGGTGCTCTGACCGCTGACCGGGTGCTGGAAGTTCCTGCCAAGCAGAAGTCGTACATCATTTACAATAATACGACTGGTGGGTTCGATGTCACGGTGAAGGTGACCGGGCAAACCGGGGTCATCATCCGCAACGGCAAGAAGCGTATCGTCTACAACACTGCCACGGACGTTGTAGATTCGTTCACTGACCTACCCGCAAACGCTTCGGTTGACGGGGAACCCATCCTTACCGAAGCCACGACAGTGTTCGATGGGGTCACCGGAACCTTCACTGACTCGGTAACGACCGGCACACTGGAAATCGGTGACGGCCTCCTGGGCAACCCTGCTGTACAGTTTTCTGCAGAACCAACGACCGGGTGGTATCGTCCCTCCACCAACCAGCAGGGCTGGACGATCGCTGGTGTCCTAAAACTCCAGCTGACCAATACCAGCTTGACCACTGGTGGTGACATCACTGCGGCAGGGACAGGAACGTTCGGGGCGCTGACCACTCCGGCTTTCGCCGCTACATCGTTCGCCGCAGCCGACGCGATCATCACCGATAGTCTGGATATGGACGCTGGTGCCGACCTTACGATGGGTATCGGTTGCTCCCTAATTATGGGCTCCAGCGCCCAAATCACGATTGGTATTAACTCCAACCTTACGATGGGTACAGGCAGTGCGCTCAGCGCGTATACTCTAGCCGCCTCTGGGACGTTTGCTGCGGCAGGAGCGGCGACCTTCTTGTCTACTGTGACAAGCTCCTCGACTATCACGGGTTCTACTATCCGTGGCAAAAACACCATCCCGACTGGTGCGATTATGTTGTTTGGTAGTGGAGGCCCCTTGATGCCGTCTGAGGGCAATTGGTTCGTCTGCAACGGTCAGGCTATCAGCCGTACAACCTACGCAACACTGTTCGCAAGAATTGGGACACAGTACGGTGTTGGTGATGGGTCCACTACATTCAACGTGCCCACAATGACCCCGATAAGTGTCGGCGGCTTCCAGAGCATCTATTACCTGATTTATGAAGCGGTCTAATCATGGCTGGCGGACCCATCCCCCCGACCACGTTTCTCCAGAAACTGAAGTTCCGCCCGGGGATTAACCGGGAGGCAACCTTCTACGCCAACTCAGGCGGCTACTGGGATGGCTCCCGTATACGGTTCAGGGATGGTCGCCCGGAGAGCATTGGTGGGTGGCAGAAGAACAGCGGTACCTTTGTCGGGGTCAACCGCTTCCTGATCTCCTGGGCTGACCTAGACGGCAATATTCTTGTAGGGGTAGGCACTAGCTGGAAGTTCTACATCAACTTCGGCGGTATCTTTTACGACATCACTCCTGAGCGGGATGACGGTACGTTCGCCGCAGACCCGTTTGCCTCCACCATCGGCAGCACTTTGGTGACGGTGACCCACACGGCGCACGGAGCGTTGGAGAACGATTACGTCATCATCTCTAGCGCCACCACCTTCGGGGGCATTCCGGCCCTTGAGCTTAACGCCGAACACCGCATCGTATCGGTGCCCAACGGCAACTCCTATGTGATTGAGGTTACTACCGCCGCGACCAGCACTGACTCAGCCGGTGGCGGCACCCCCGACTACACCTACCTGATGAACTCAGGGCTGAACACCGTCATCCTAGCCTCGGGCTACGGAGCTGCCGGGTATGGTGAGCAGGGCTATGGTGAGGCTGCCACTGTGTTCGTGGCGGGCGCTCAGCTGCGCTTGTGGACGGGTGACGTGTTTGGTGAGGACCTGATCTTCACCCCCCGTGACGGTGAGATTTACTACTGGGACCGCTCTGGTGGCTTTGTCAGGGCGGTAGCGGTCAGGGATCTCGTAGGTGCCAACGAAGTCCCGCTTATGGCCTCACAGATTGTGGTGTCGTCTAACGACCGGCACGTTCTGGCCTTCGGCACCAACGCCATCGGAGACACAGCCCAGGACCGTATGCTCATTCGCTGGTGTGACCAGGAGAACGTTACCGAATGGGAGCCGCGCTTTGACACTACTGCTGGCGATCTGCGAATCAGCCTTGGCTCCAGCATCCTGAGGGCCATGCGCGCGAAGAACGAGATCCTGGTATTTACTGATGTATCGTTGCATTCGATCCAGTGGGTAGGGCCTCCGTACTTCTTCGGGCAAACCACCATCAGCACGAATACCACCTTGATGGCCCCCAACGCTGTCGTTGATACGGGCGACTTGGTTATCTGGATGGGTGTTGACAACTTCTACGTCTACACAGGCCGGGTGGAAGTCATGCCCTGCTCGCTGCGTGAGTACGTGTTTGGCGACATCAACCTCGTGCAAACCCACAAGATTTTCGCTGCTACTAACAAATTGCACAGCGAGGCCACGTTCTTCTATCCCTCCACAGACTCTGACGAGTGCGACCGCTATGTCTCCTTCAACCTGAAGGAAGGGGTGTGGTACGGTGGCGCTCTGGCACGGACCGCGTGGCTGGATCAGGGGTTGTTCCGCTACCCGCTGGCGTCGGCTACTGACGGCTACCTGTACGATCATGAGCTGGGTGATGGTGATGGTGAGCAGAACCCCCCGGTGGGCCTAGATGCCTTCATTGAGACCAGCCCTATTGAGTTGGCCGACGGCGACCGGTTCATGCTCATCCGCCGGTTGCTGCCTGACATCAGTTTTGTAGGCTCCAGCAACACCGCTCCCACGGTGGATGTTGAGATCACAGGGCACACCTATCCCGGTGGTGGGTACTCCCCCACGCAAGACGGCACCATCACTCGCACGGCGGTTGTTGAGCTGGAACAGTTCACCAACGACGTCCCCCTGCGCCTACGCGCGCGCTCGGTTGCCTTCCGGTTCAGCACTTCACAGACGGGCGTGAAGTGGCGTGTAGGTGACAACCGAATTGAACTTCGCCCCGATGGTAAGAAATAATGGCTACGCCGCGCCCCTCCCCGCCGCCGACATTCCCCGTACCGCCGAAGCAGTACGAGCAGCGTTACTTTGATGCCCTGATCCAGGCGCTGAATTACGCCCTCCAGGCGATCAATAACCCCGGCCCGAAGACCATGAGTGCCCTGACGGTCACTGGTTTGATTGAGGCTGTGGATGACACTGCCGCCGAGGCTGCGGGTGTCCCGCTGAACGGGATCTACAAGAACAGCGGCGTGTTGCAAGTTCGTGAGGTATAGGGTATCGTGCTGAAACCTCAGGCTGAACCCTGCACTCGTAAGAGTTTTCCGTTTTCATAGGGAAATACTATGCAGGGCATCGGCTCTCTCGCAAAGCATGGACGTAATGGTGATACACGCCTCGCACACGTTGCTGAGGGCGAACACGTAATTCCGTTCGGGGTTCTGGAAAAGAACCCACTCCTTAAGGGCCTGCTCTTCAAGGAGATGAAGGCGCAGAACATTGACCCGCACCGTTACATCGTAGGTCACGCGCACAACAGTATCAACCCCGTTACCGGACAGCCTGAGTTCTTTTTGAACAACATCTTCGGTAACATGAAGGGTCTCTTTAAGTCAGCCGCGCCGGTAATCGGTGCCATTGCTGGCTCGTTCATTCCCGGTGTTGGCCCGGTTATCGGCCCTGCCCTCGGCTCGTTTGCAGCTTCTAAGCTCGCGGGCAACTCCACGAAGGACGCCTTAATCGGCGCGGGTATTTCTGGTCTCGGCGGCTATCTGGCGTCGGGTTCTACCGCTGCTCAGGCGGGCGGCTTCAAGATGGGCGATGGCTTCCTGGGGATAGGCGGGTCTGGTCCGTCGCTGGGCAGCGCCGTCTGGAGCGGCGTTGGCTCGCAGGGCATTGGCTCCCTGTTCGGTCGCGGTGCGCCTACCGGCGTCGGTGGTGCGGCTCCCCTCCAAATGACTGGAGGTGGTGGCAGCAATACCCTCAACGGGAGCGCGGGCAGCGACACTCTTACGGGTGGCGCGGCTCCTAACAATGTTACTCAGGCTGCTGCTCCCACGGCTCACGCCGACAAGATTCAACAGGCGATGAACTCCCCGACCACCCAGAACCTCATGGCAAGGGGCTTGAATGCTGAACAGGCGCTCAAGGTTCAGGGCCTGTCGCTGACGGCCCCCGCTTCTGGCGCGGGCGGGATACTGGGCGGCATCGGTGACTTTGCCAAGAACAACCCAATGGTGACGGCGGGTATGATCGGCGGCGGCATGTATCTGCTTAACCAGATGGACAAGCCCGAGGCCGGTATCAACGGGGCGCTGGCTCCGGATAGCCAGTTCCGTAATCCGGGTGGCGCTGAGCTGCTACGTCAGAACCCGAAGCAGTATGGCTTCAACCCGCGCAACTTCATGTCTGAGGGTGGTCACGTGGAAGGCCCCGGTGGGCCGGAAACCGATGACGTACCGGCCATGCTCAGTGATGGTGAGTTTGTCTTTACTACCAAGGCCGTTGAAGGCGCAGGTCTGGGAGACCGCATCAAAGGTGCAAAGGTCCTCTATCAGCAGATGAAACAGCTTGAAGAGAGGGCCGGATAATGCCTACAACCGCCCAAGAAACAATTGTCCGCGAATCCCCGGAGATTGAAGCCTACCGCCTCGGGCTACTGAAGCTCGCCAAGGCTCGTGGCTCCAAGCCTATCGATCTGCCCGACCAGCAGATTGCGGGGCTGACGGAAGATCAGAACCAAGCGATCGGCATGGCGAATGCCGGTCTGGGGGCCTATCAGCCCTACATGAATCAGGCCAATGCCTACATGGGTCAGGCCGGGGCAGGGTTCGGTCAGGTCGCGGGTACTGCCCAGAACGCCGTTAATGGCGCTCTGGCTGCCAATCAGGGCTACACGAGCACCGCTCTACAGCAGCAGGCTGCTCAGTCGGCTGGCGCTCAGGGCGCGAACACTGCGTACTCCAACGCTGGTCTTGCGGCCAATCAGGGCTACACGACCGCTGGTATGCTGAACGGTATAACCTACGGTCAGCAGGGCCTCGCGGCTGGGCAGACGGGCAACGCGGCGCTGAACGAATCACGTGGTCTGGCTGGCCTCGCTGGTCAGTACGCAGGGCAGGGTCAAAGTCAGGTCGTCAACCCGGCTGCGGCGGGCGCTGGCATCGGGACGTTGGCTGGCTTCCAGGGAGCCCAGAACTTCAACCCGAACTCTACCCAGAACTTCATGAACGGTTACACGCAGGACGTGATCGACCGTTCTATGAACGAAATCGAGCACCAAGCGGCAGGAGCTCGTCAAACATCAGCAGGCAACGCTGTCAGCAGGGGTGCCTACGGCGGTTCCCGTGACGCTGTCCAGCGGGCGGAATTGGAACGCGGTATCATTGGCCAGAAGGCCAATACCATCGCGCAGCTCAACAGCCAGAACTACGGACAGGCTCAAGCCGCTGCCATGAGCGACCAGCAGAACACCGCTGCTCGTATGCAGCAGGCTGGAAACATGGCGATGCAGGGCGGCCAGATGCAGTCGCAGGCTGGTCTTGCCAGCCTCGGCCTTGGCGCGAACACCGCGATGCAGGGTGCCCAGACGCTTGGCAATCAGGGCCTACAGAACGCGAGCACCCAGCAGCAGGGCGCTCTTTCGATGGGCCAGTACCTCGGCAACATGGGCCTCCAGGCAGGTCAGCAGGCGGGTACGCTTGGTCTTCAGGCGGGTCAGCAGGCGGGTCAGCTCGGTATGCAGTCGGCACACGACGCTGGCATCATGGGCCTCCAGGCAGGTCAGCAGGCGGGTCAGCTCGGCATTGCCGGTGGTCAGTTGGCCTCCAGCGCCATGCTGGATGCGAACCGTGGTATCGCGGGCCTTGCCCAGACTGCCGGTACGCTCGGCGGGTTGCAGCAGTCCTACGGTCAGGCCGACAGCTCGTTCCTCTACAACATGGGCGCGAACCAGCAGAAGCAGCAACAGGCTCAGCTGGATGCGACCTACAACAACCAGATGGCGCAGGCTTACGAGCCGTTCCAGCGCATCGGGTTCATGAACGACATCTACAGCAAGGTTCCGACCTCGCAGCAGACGTTGAACTCTTCCACCACGCCCGATCCTTCTGCGGCTTCGCAGATTGTGGGCGCGGGCATTGCAGGGTATGGTGCTCTGAACGCCTTCAATAAAGCCGCCAGCCCCTTCGGGAGTTAATTGATGGACCCGGTCCTCAACCGTCAGATGTTCCAGGGTGGACCCCGTCCACCGCAAGGCCCCGGTGATAAAGGGATCGTCGGGCTTGTGGACGACGAGGCACCGGCCAAGGCGATGCAGGCGGTGGCCGGTTCGGTTGATAAGTTTGAGGCAGGGGTTGACGGCGCTCAGGACTATGAACAGCTGATGAATGCCGTGCGCGGCAACGAGCAGCCTATTGATGCCCGCTACGCCGAGCTTGCTAAGGTAGTAGGCGAGGAGGACGCTCGCGCCACCCCTGAGAGCGTTCTGGCGGTGGCTCAGCCCGCGCTGGAGCTTCTAAGCGGCAAGGGTATTCAGGCCCTCACTGGCGTCGCTGGCATGGGTGCTCAGCAGCCTCAGCCCCCGGTTCAGGGCTTCGCGCAGGGTGGTCCGGTTACTGACGACGGGTACATGCCCGTCCGCGAGCACACTGGCTATGACCAGGATTACGAGCAGTATTCCATGCGGCTCAACAAGATCCTTGGCCCACCCAAGAACCTTGATGCCGAGGTTGCTTCGCGCAAGGCGCTTTTTGACCCCGACGATAGCAGCAGCTTCGACGCCAACATGGCACTGATGAAGTACGGTTCTCAGGTGGCGAACACCCCCGGTGGAATTCTCACGGCACTGACCAAGCCCGCTGGCGAGTTCAGCGAGGGCCTTACCAAGATCGCCAACAAGAAGGCCGACGTTTCACGCGCCATCAAGTCCGGGGCGCTTGACGCGGTTACCGACTCCGAGAAGGTTCGCATGGGCGCTCACGTGGGCGCGCTGAAGGACAGCTTCAACAGCTTCCAGGAAGACCGTCGCCTTGCGATGCGCCTGAACGCTGACAAGAAGAACTCCGAGAACGCCATGAAGGCCGTGACGGTCATCATGGATGACGGTACTGAGCGCCCAGCTACTCAGCGCGGGACGATGCTTATCGACCCCAACACCCAGCTCCCCCTGACTGGAATTAAGCGCATCAAGGACGATACTAACGGCCCCGGCGTCAAGGAAAGCCAGTTCATGATTCAGGACGCCAGCAAGCCTGCTGGTGTTCGTCCGGTCACAGGCTTTATGCTGCCCGACGGCAGGCTTGGGTTCTGGGAAAACGGCCAACAGAACTTCGTTGACAATTCCCAGATGATGCCGGGTAAGTACGACGACTTTGTCAAACAGGAGCCAAATTTCGACGGACGGGGTAATACCCGCTTCACGGCTACTCAAGGCCCGAAGACTGGCACCTCTTGGGTGCAGGACAGCAAGGGTAATATTATCGGGCAGAAGGAGTCCTTGGTTCGTGAGGATCTTGACCCCGCAGTCAAGCCTGCCGCCGCTGCGAACGCTGCCGCATTCGCTCAGCACACTCCTGAGGCCCAGAAGGCGCTGTCCGTTGGGGCGTTTGATCTGAAGGGTCCTGAGGCCTCGTTCCTTGTAGCCAAGCCCCCGTCATACACGAAGGGCATTGAAAACATGACCAAGGAAGAGCAGAACAAGTTCCGCGAAGGCATCGCTAAAAACGAAGCACTGATTCGCGCCACTGATGAGCTGGTAAAGGTCATGCCCGATGCTGTCGGTATGTGGCCGACTGCCAAGAGCTTCGTGGGTAATGCCACCGGCTCGTTGGGCCTCAAGGTTTGGGTTGACCCCAAGAACGAAGCGGCACGGACCATGATTCAGACCTACGTTAAGACGGTGCAGGAAGCCATCGCCCTTAACCCACGGTTCGCGGTTTCCGAGCAGGACTTCATCAAGGAACTGGCGGGTAATCCTCAGGCGTTCTTTAGGGACCCCGAGCTGGCTATCGCGCGTGTGCGTGAGCTCGCCCGTCAGGCCATGAACGATATGGAAGTCAACCGTGCGGCCTTGGAAGGTCGCGCTCCTCTCGAGTTGCAACATATCCCGCAGGGTACTGAGCGCGAACCGTTTGACCTCAGGAACCCTCAGCACAAGGCGTACCTGAAGGCAAAGCAGGCTCAGGGTGGCGTTAATGGTCTTTTTGTCAGGGGCATTGACGACAAACTGTATCCTGTCGGGGGTCAGTAATGGTTGATCTAAATTCTGTACCCGGCTTTAACGACGGCCCCCCGGCGGATAACGCTCCTGCTGAAGAGCCTACCGTAATGAAGCAGCCCGAAGGGCAGGGGCTTCAGAGTATCACGAACGCCTTCAACAAAACCATCATGGCTTTGCCTGACATGGCTATCAACTCAGCGGTGATTGCTGGTGAGATGGCTGGCTGGCTGCCGAAAGATATCCCGGAACAGGATCGCCGTAACTACCTCACCCGGTTCTTCAACGAAGGTAATTACGACGAGAAGCGTAAGCTCTGGGGCGTTCTGAACATCGGTGCCGGTGAAGAGCACCAGCCTGTCGGGGCGCTGGAAAAGGCCGGGGCCATGATTGGTCAAGGCGCGGCTATCGGTGCTGGGGTACTCGGCGCAGCCGGGAAAGCCGCTACGGTCACTGATGCTGCGATCGGTGCCACCGGGGTTAAGATCGGTGAGAAGGCTCCCAGCGTTCTTCAGCAGACCGGCACGGACATCGCCCGTTCATTCCAACAGGCCCCCGCGACCTTCGCAGCGGCCGATGCTGCCGCTAACGTAGGGTCAAGCATCGGCGCGGTAGCCGGTGGGGAAGCAGAGAAGGCAGTCACAGGTACCGAAAGCGGGGTCGGTGAGACCCTTGGCGGTGTTGTCGGCGGGATGCCTAGTCTGATCACCAAGGCCGTCCCTAGTTGGGTGGTCAAGCCGGTTAAGTGGGTAGCGACTCATACTCCAGGAATAACGCTGGCGAGGAAGGCTGGCGAGTTGGCCATGGTCAACTTCGACAATCCTGTCTCACGCGAGATGCACCGTGGCGTCATCGACAGCGCCATGAAGGAAGCCTATATCCACGCGGATAAAACTGGCCGCAGAGATATTATAGAACGCATCCGTCAGTATCATAATGAAAATGGTCTGACCATGCCCAAGTTCGGAGTGGCGGAGGAAACCGGCGACCCTACTGCGGCTTTCGAAACAATGCGCTTGGAAAGTCAGGCCACCGGTCAGCAGGCCAGTGAGAACAAGATTCGCCGCGAAGGTCTTGTGGATTGGGCCAAGGGGTTCAAGAACCACGTTCTGGGGACCGATGAAGACGCGCCCTCTATGGTTATCGAAGCCTTGCGTAACGATAACGCTGGCAAGGTTCGGGACTTTGACGACGTGCAGAAGGGCCTGAAGGTCGAGTCTGCCGAAGCAGCGGCCAAGGTTCCGTATCTTCGCGACCGTTCGGAGGAAGGTGGTCTCATCCGTGAAGCCATCCTCAACGAGAAGGCCGCAGCCAAGGAAGAGATGGACATCCTTGCTGACGTACTCAAGATTGACCTTCAGGGTCGGCCCAAGGGTATGCAGAACGTTAAGCAGGACATCCAGGACAAATTCTTCAAGAAAAACAAGCTGCTCCAGAACAACGTCCCTAAGGTAATCCGTGACATTGCTCTCATGAAAGAGAAGGGCATCAACTACCAGGAATGGGGTGAGTTTCGGGGCATGATCGGTGAGCAGCTCAGTGAAGCTATCGCCAAGGGCAAAAGCACCCAGATTCGTCAGCTGGCTGAGTTTAAAAGCTTTTGGGACGACCTCGGTGACAACGGCTTTAAGGAGCTGGGCGAGAACGGGCGCATTTTCCGCGAAGCTTACCAAAAGCGGTTCATACCATTCGATAGCGGTGTCGCCTACAAGGTGACCCAGCCTACGGAGTTTAACCGTCCTGCCGCGCCGAGCTACGTCACCAAGGACGAC